TATCTAGGTCAAATTAAATTTAAAGGTGAAAATGATAACGATCAAGAAGTTAATTATGCAAAGATAACAGGTAAGATTTCAGATGCATCAGATAGTTCTGAAGATGGTATCCTTGAGTTTGCTCATATTAAAGCAGGATCTCAAAATATTTCAGGAAGATGGAATAGTACAACTCTTCAACTTTTAAACGGAACTAACTTTAGTGTTGATGGAACCTCTACATTCACAGGTAATGTAGATATTGCTGATACGATATATCATACAGGAGATTCAAATACAAAGATAAGATTCCCTGCAGTTGATACTATTGCTTTCCATACTAATGGTAGTGAAAGAATGAGTATCGGGCCAAGTGGGCATATAACTTCAAGTGTTAATATTAGTGGTAGTGGAGGAAGTATATTAGGATTTGATACGGGTTCATTTGCATATATGACGGTAGGAAGTAGTATTATTCGTGATGGCGACCCTGACTCCAAACTTACATTTACTGATGATGACATAAATATTACAGTTGGTGATAAGAATTTCGTTGACTTTACTGAAGATACGGTAAGTGAAATAACTTTTAATGAAGAAGGTGTTGATATAGATTTTAGAATTGAAACGGCTAATGATAGTAAAGCACTCTATATTAACGCTGGTGACGACACTATTCAATTAGGAAGTGCAGCAACAACCCACGTTACTGCAAGTGGAAACATTAGTGGTAGTGGAGGAAATATATTAGGATTTAAAGATATAACAGCAACAGGTAATATTACCGCACAAGGTGATGTTATAGCAGAAAATTATATCGTTAGTTCATCAGTAACTTATATGACTTCATCAGTAATGAGTGGTTCTACAAGGTGGGGTGATACACCAGCAGACGATACACACTTAATAACAGGTTCTATGTTTATTAGTGGTAGTGGAACAGACTTAACAAACACAATGACTGCTTCATTTGCAAGTGTTAAATTACAACACGCAGGACATTTAAGTGGTAGTTTAGGAACATTAACAGGTATAAAACAAGCAAATATCACATCTGGTTCATTTGATTATGTAAATGTAACAGGAAATGTAACAGCTTCATCAATTGAAACAAGTGGTGATATCGTGGCATTTGGTTCATCTGATAGAGAACTAAAAGATGATATACAACCAATAGAAAATCCATTAGAAAAAATGGACAAGATTGGTGGTTATACATTTGTTTGGAATGATAATCAAAATGTTTATAAAGGAAAAGACGTTGGTGTAGTTGCACAAGAAATACAATCAGTTTTACCTGAAATTGTAGCAACTCGTGCTAATGGATATTTAGGTGTTAAGTATGAAAAAATCGTTCCATTATTAATAGAAAGTATTAAAGAAAATACAAAGAAAATTAAAGAATTAGAACAAGAAATCAATGAAATTAATAAAAATTGTGATTGTTTGAACAAATAGTTTTATATTTATATACAAGAAACAAAGGAGTTATAATGGCTAAAAAAACAAAGACAGTTAAATTTACAAAAGAAGAATTAGAATCATTACAAAATTTAAAAAATGATTACAAGAATATCCAAAATGAATTGGGTAGAGTATCAGTTCTTCGTATACAGGCTGAACAACGAGTTGAAGATTTAGATAATAATCAACTTCAATTAGAAGTTATGTATAAGGAAACACAACAAAGAGAAACAAATTTAGTTGGTGAATTAACTGAAAAGTATGGCGTTGGTAATTTAGATATAAATACCGGTAAATTTACACCAGTAAAATAATATTTTTTACCTAATTGACGCATTTTGAGAATTATAAATTATATTTATAATAGTAAAATTATCTATACAGATAACAATTTAACGGGAGAAAGAAAATGGCCGAACGTATAGTAAGCCCTGGTGTTTTCACCAGAGAGAAAGATTTGTCTTTCTTACCACAAGGAATTAACGAAATTGGAGCAGCATTAATTGGGCCAACAGAAATGGGCCCAGCATTTGTTCCAACACAAATTCGTAACTTGGGTGAGTTTGAACAGATTTTCGGAAAAGAAAGTCAAGATTTTTATGTTCCTTTCACTGCAAAACAATATTTAAGAAGTGCAGGAACGGTAACAATCGTGAGAGTTTTACATTTAGGCGGATACGCAAATGATAGTCTTGTATTATCAATCAGTAGCTCAGCAGGACACAAAGTAGCAGCAGTTTTAAAACCTTCAAGAGGCGCGGCAGACATAGATGCATCATCTGCATTTGCAGTCGCACATAGTTCTTCGATATTAACAACTGCAGTTTCAGCAAGTGATTTCACACTTGTTGCACCACTTAATACTACTGGAGCAACAACAAATACTCAATTATCATTTGATTCAAGTTCCGCAAATTACATTACAAAAGTGTTTAGTGAGAATCCACAAGACGCAAATAAAGCATTATATGTGCATTCAAATTTCCAAGACACACAGAATTTATTTGTATCAACTGGTTCACACGTCGCTGATGTTGTGACAGTTCAAAGTGGTAGTGCTGAAAACTTTTCGTTTGATTACAAGGTGGCAACAACACCTTATATTCAATCACAATTAGTTGGTGGAGCAAGAACAAGTTTATTTAAAGTAAACACTCGCTCACACGGAACTAATATGAATTCAAAATATAAACTCGGTATATCAAATGTTAAACCAGCAACTGATGTGGCTGGTAGTGATTATGGAACATTTAGTTTACAAGTTATTGTAAATAATCCAGGTCAAAATGATAACGGAGTTATTTTAGAAAACTTTGATAACATAACCTTTGATGATGAGAGTGTAAATTATTTACCAAGAATAATTGGTGATAGATATACTACTATTGATTCAAATGGTAAATTAACACACAACGGAGATTATCCAAATCAATCAAAATATATTTATATTAGTGATTATGATAATCTTGTTGGTATTTCAGAAGAGTTAGTTCCTATGGGATTTGACAAAGTGTTAGAACCACACGTGATAGATGTATCAACATCTATACCAAGTGGTAGCACGGCTGCAGCATCATATCCGAGTTGTTCATATCTTGGAACAACAGGTTCATTAGCACAAACAAATAGTCGTGGAACATATGACCAAAATGTCTATTATGGGTTTGACTTCAATAGTAAAGATAGTCAACAATATTTAGCACCTACACCAACAAGTGCAGGTAATGGTAACAATGTAACTATGAGTTTGGAAAATTGTTTTGGACACAATGATGCATCAGTATTAGGTAGTCAATATTCATCAGGAGATAATCCATTATCAGTATCAGGTTCAGACCACAGACAATTGAAGTTTGTAGCTCCTTTCCAAAGTGGTTTTGATGGATGTAATCCAGCATTGGTTAAACAAACTGGAACAAACATTGTAGCCGGAAACACACAAGGATTTGACTTATCAAGTTCAACAGCAAGTGGTTCTTTATCTTATATAAGAGCTATTAACGCAGTATCAAATCCAGATGAATTTGATATTAACTTGTTAGCAATGCCTGGAGTTATTCACGGATTACACTCAACGGTAACAAATCACGCAATTGATAAAGTTGAAGACAGAGCAGATTGTTTCTTTATTATGGATGGTTCAAAATACGGAAGAACAATTCAAGGAGCAATTGATGATGTTAAAACAATAGATTCAAACTATGTGGGAACTTATTACCCCTGGGTTAAAATCTTGGATAGTGTTAAAGGTAAACCAACTTGGGTTCCGCCTTCGGTAGTAATGCCAGGCGTATATTCAAATAATGATAGAATAGGACAAGAGTGGTTTGCACCAGCAGGATTAAATCGTGGTGGTTTAACAGAAGTGTTAGAAGCAAAAACAAGATTAACTAACTTGGAAAGAGATGATTTATATGAAAATCGTGTAAATCCTATCGCAACTTTCCCAGGTCAAGGCGTAGTCGTGTTTGGACAAAAGACACTACAAGGAAAACCAAGTGCATTAGATAGAATTAATGTAAGAAGATTGTTAATTAATTTGAGAAAATTCATTGCAAGTTCTTCAAGATTCTTGGTGTTTGAACAAAATACAAGTTCTTTAAGAAATCGTTTCTTAAACATTGTAAATCCATATATGGAACAAGTTCAAGCAAATAGTGGATTAACAGCATTCAGAGTAGTAATGGACGACAGCAATAACACACCAGACGTTATTGATAGAAACCAATTAGTTGGACAGATATTTATCCAACCTACAAGAACAGCTGAATTCATTGTATTGGACTTTGTAGTTCAACCAACAGGAGCAGCATTTCCTGAATAAGTTAGGTAAAACATAACAAAAAACCCCCGATATTCTCGGGGGTTTTTTTATACAAAACAACAAAGGGGGTTTAATTATTTATAGTAAATCGCAAAGGTGTCAGCATATTCAGCCAAACAATAGTTCTGCATTCTCTTATATCCAAGTGTTTTCTTACTTGTTCCACGATACTTGATTCTATATTTACCAGTCATCATAGCTTCCCTAATCACAGGATTCCACCTATATTTCATAGGAATTCCCTTAAACAAAGCAGCTTCACCATTATCAACAACATAATCTTGAAGATTTAATCTTGTTTGATTAGTATTGGCTTCATACAAATCATTAGCATTGTGTGCATATTGATACACATTAAGAGTAGTGCTTCCATTTTCAACATATTCATTTTGGTCATTGTAATAACCACCATATAGTTTAAAAGTTCTTGGAACTTTCGTATCGTTAAAATTTCTCGGTTGTATTGTAGTCATATTTTTTCCTTTATTGTTATCAATCATACTATAATATACAAAAAAAGCCTGACAATGTCAAGCTTTTTTTTATTTTTTTTTTTCAATCGGTTTCATCACCCCTTGAAATCCAATCGGCAACAAACCCCAATGTCAAGTTTCCAAGACAAGTATCTGATTTATTGTTTTCCCTTTTGGCATTTCGGAACAAACCACACAATGTATTTCAATCGTGATTATGTTTGTTTGTTTGCCTAACCACCTGCCTTACCGCCGATATCATCGCCCTTTTGGACACGATAAGGTTTTCGTGATGAATTTACTACCAATTTTCAAAAAACTTACATAATAATATAAGAATAAAAAATGTAAAAGTCAAGCTTTTTTTAAAAAAAATTGACGGTTCCAAAATAAAGTCACCGACAACCTTGCCAGGCCTTAACTATTTATCTCATAACCTGGTCAATAACATATATAATATACTGACAAAAAATGACAAAGTCAAGCTTTTTCTATAAAAAACTTCTAAAAAACTTCTTAAACTATATGATATTTATATGATATTTGATATTCACTTTTTTTGATTTCTTTATATTTATTACTGAAAAGAAAAAAACTTATAGGAGAATTTAAGTGGCATTTGCAGACCCAAACGAAATAATGTTTACCCCGTTTGAACCTAAAATGAAAAATAGGTATATAATGGAGTTGGAAGGAATTCCAGCATATTTAATAAACGCAGTGGCAAGACCATCAGTTAGCTTTGAATCAGTAACTCTTGACCATATTAATACAAAAAGATATGTAAAAGGAAAGGCAACTTGGTCAACACTTGCAATAACCCTATATGACCCAATCGTTCCAAGTGGAGCACAATCAGTTAATGATTGGATTTTAGACCACCATAACGCAACAACAGGTGTTGATGGATACGCTACAGAATATAAAAGAGATATCTCAATTAATGTTTTAAGTCCTAATGGAGAAAAAATAGAACATTGGAGATTAAGAGGTGCATTCATCACAGAAGCTAACTTTAATACATTAGATTTTTCATCTAATGAACCAGTAGAAATATCATTAACAATGCAATATGATTACGCTGTATTAGAATTTTAGGAGAAAATTATGTGGGCAATATTTAAAGATGAAAATGAGTATAATGAAAAATCAATAATTGGTTTCGCATCATTTGCAGTAATGACATTATTTGCAATGGTTGATTTAGGAACAGGAATTTGGGGAAAAGATTTAGTTATAAATGATATGGTATACAATTCATTTGTATTCGTAACATTAGGTAGTTTCGGTATCGCAGGTGCTGAAAAAGTAATGAAAAAATAATAAGTTATTAATTCTTAATAATCAAGGAGTAAAACAAAATGGCTGAAAATCAGTATGGATTTCCTACTGAAGTTCTATCTTTACCATCACAGGGATTATTGTATCCCGAAGATAGTCCTTTGCGTAGTGGAAAAATAGATGTCAAATATATGACAGCAAAAGAGGAAGATATTCTAACTTCCACAACTTTAATAGAACAAGGTGTAGTGATTACTAAACTTTTAGAAAGTGTAATTGCTAATTCAAAAGTTAAATTAGATGATATGTTAATCGGTGATAAAAATTCACTTATGGTTGGAACTCGTATTTTAGGATACGGAAAAGATTATAATGTAACACTTGTAGACCCAGATACCAATGAAACGGTTGAGTATGTGATAGATTTAACAACATTAGGGGATAAAGAAGTAGACAAAGACCTTTATTTAGATGGGAATAACTTTAAATTCACATTACCTAATTCTAAAAGAGAAATTGAATTTAGATTATTAACAGCTGGTGATGAAAAAGAAATAGAAAAAAAACTTAAAGATTATGAAAAAGTTGAAAAACTTACAGGTGTTTCATATGAGTTAACCACAAGGTTTAAACACCAAATCACATCAGTTGATGGCAACACAGAACAGTCATTTATTGACCAATTTGTTGAAAATGAATTCTTAGCATTAGATACAAGAGCATTTAGAGCTTATCTTAATATTATAACACCAGACATTGAGTTGAAATTTGACTATATGAGTCAGACAGGGAATCTACATAAAATTGATGTCCCACTCGGGATTAACTTTTTTTGGCCAGCCGCCGAGTAATAGGGCGGCCATACACGAAGAACTCTTTAACCTAGCCTATTATTCTAATGGGTTTAATCACAATGAATTATACAATATGCCGATTCCATTGAGAAGATTTTATGCTCAAAAACTTATTGAAGCAAAAAAATCTGAAGCAGAAAGTATTAAGAGTTCTACTGATAGTCCCAATAAAATAGAACGGCCTAACATACAAAAATCTTAAAACTTAATATTTATTAATAGGAAAAAACTATGAACAGAAAATTTGTAAAAGAAAATAAACAAGTATTGCGAGAATTTCTGGCAGGAATAATCGCGTCAGTTCTTGCTGCAAAGGGTAGTCGTGAGATTAATAAATCAATTGATAAACACCCAGCACTAAAATCAAAGAGAGATAAATTAAGAGTTGATGTAAAAGATTATACAAAGAGAGTTAAAGCTTATATTAAAAAACAAACTCCAGAAAAAAGAAAAGCATTGGAAAAAGCTTTTGCAGAATATATTTAATACAATCAGTTTTTAATCACATAAACCAAAAAGAGAACATAAATGGCAGAATCAAGAGTAGAAGCCGCACGACGTAGAGCAGAAGAGAGAGCCGGTCAACAGGCTGAACAGATGGCACCAATTGGAGCTGATGAACAAGCTGTAAAACTTGCACTTGAGCATCTGGACTTAACCGATAAAGCAAATGAACTTCTCGCGGAACGACCTGAAATCCTTGATGGAATTCTTAAACAGGGTGAGAAAGTAGAAAAGAACCTATTAAGTTATGCTAAACAAATACCAATTGTTGGCGACTCTTTAGAGAAACATCTTAAAAAGAAATTTGAAGAAATGGGTGGAGAAGGCGGATTGTCGGATATGATTTATGACAAAATGATAAAGAATACCAAAGCAACAGATACTTGGGGTCAGGCTATGAAGAGGATTGTAACGAAAAACCCACTTACAGCATTGCTCGTAGTGGGAGTCGCGTTAGCAGGTGTTATTATAAAAATCAGAAACGCCGCAAGAGATTTGGGAGATAATTTAAATGTTTCCACCAAACAAGCAATGAAAATGTTGCCTGGTTTGAGGTTTCAAGAGATGAAATTCAAAGCAATGGGATTAGATGCCGATAAAATCAAAACCACAATGACAGCATTGGCAGATGAATTTGGCTCATTAGAACACGTCAATGCTAAAAACGCAGCACATATTTCCCGTATGGCACAGAACTTGGGAGTAAGTGGTAAAGAATTAGTTTCGTTCAGTAAAACAATGATGGACTTAACAGGTGCATCACTTGATACAGCAAATAATATGGCGCAAACAGCTGCCAATATGGCAAAAGCAGCAAATGTAGGAACTGGTAAAGTATTGGCTGATATGTCTTCAAATGCAGAAGCATTTGCAAAATTCTCAATGGACGGAGCAGAAGGTATGGCCAAAGCAGCTATTGAAGCTGCAAAAATAGGTGGTAGTTTATCAACCGTATTGGGAGCAGCAGACAAATTATTAAGTTTTGAGAGTTCTTTAACTGCACAATTCAAAGCACAAGTATTAAGTGGTAAACAATTAAATCTTGAAAGAGCAAGACAATTATCATTAGAGGGTGATATCGCCGGATTAACAGAAGAAATACAAAGTGTAGTTGGTGGTTTAGGTGATATACAGGCAATGAATGTTATTCAAAGACAGGCAGTTGCAGACGCAATTGGTATTAATGTTAGAGACTTACAACGTATTGCAGCAGGTGAACAAGCAGAAGCACAAGAAACCGTACAAGATAAATTAAATGAAACGAACACTATATTGCGTGATATAGCTGGATACACAGAAGAAACAGCAAACAAAAAACCAGCAGAGAGATTATCACCAGTATTTTAGGAATAAACAATGATAGAAATTAATCCACAGAAAATTGACTATACCAAACGCATATCTGAAGAGAGAAAGTCACCAGTGCAGAATCCAAAAAAATTAGTTAATAATTTAAGTAAAGGACAAGATTTTATATTTCGTGGCGGATTATCATTACAGGCAGAATTTGGTAAACAAAATGTAGAAAGATTTCAAAGATTTTTAACAACACCAAATGGTAAGTTATTTGTAGCACAACAAGCAATATTACAAAGTTTAAATCCTAAACGTGGCACAAGAATTTATAATCCATTAGCACCGGTTATTTCAAAAGCATTACCACAAGAACTTACACATTTAAAACCAAAACGACACCTTGATGTTGGTGATGGTGGTTTAATTGGAACTTTTAGAAATTTAATCGGTAAAGGTGAACCACCAGAAAGAACCGAAAATGCTGTAAAATTTTTCAGTAGAAAGAACCCAAGTAAAACAATGGACTTACAAGTTCGTTATGGTGGAACAGAAAATATGACAGATTACCCGACAAGAACAATGACAACGACTGGTAAAGGTGATAATGATTTTATAAAATTTAGAATTAGAGATGCAGTAAATAGAAAGTGGATAATCTTTCCTGCATTATTAGACGGTGGTATAACAGATAATTCATCTACATCACCTTCAACAATAAGTTATATTGGACGTGCAGACAAAGTTCATATTTATGGTGGATATACAAGAACTATTTCATTTGCTATTGATGTGGTTGCACAAAGAGAATCTGATATAGCTATTCTATGGGAAAAAATAAATTATGCAAAGGGATTAGTATTACCAAAATATCAACAATTCTTTGGTAAAAACGATTCATCAAGACCAGTTGCACCAATCATTTATTTAACACTTGGGGATTTATTCAATAATACACCAGGTTTCTTTACATCAGTAAATTTAACTATTCCAGCTAATTCAACTTGGGAATTAGAAAACGGAAGACAAGTTCCACATTTAGCAAAATTAGCATTTGACTTTACATACATTGGTAAAGAAACACCAGAAAATAGAGTAGGTGCAAAACACTTTGATAATATATCAGATTTATTTAAACATCCACCAGAAGAACTTACAAAAGTTGATGATACAGTAGCAGACCCAAAGAGTAAACGAGAAATGAGAAGAGAGCAAAGAACTGCACGAAGAGAGGACAGAAAAGGTAGAAGAGAACAAAGAAGATTAGATAGAAAAAGTTTTGGCGAGGCATTCAAGAAAAAAAGAGCAGAACTTGGAGCAAACAAAACATTTACTTGGCGTGGTAAACAATACAATACAAATAGGGCAGATGACTAATGTCAAATAGATACAATAAATCAAAAGTATTCAGAGATGAAAATGGAATAGAATATTTAAATCGTATTGAATATCCAGCAATTCCAATCAGAGATAATGATATGTTTATTCGTGGTGTATTTGGAGAAACCTTTATGAATATATCACATAGAGTTTATGGTAATAAAGATTTCTGGTGGATAATCGCCAGAGCAAACAATCAAGGTGATTCAATATATACAGTTCCAGGAAAAGAATATCGTATTCCACAAAATGTTAATCTAATTCTACAAGAATTTGAACAACTAAATAAATAATGATTAAAAGAAGACAAATACATCCACAAGTGCAAAGAGCTTTGTATAGAAAAATTGATGCTCTTGATAGACTTCGTCTTAAAGAGGGTAGTGCAAGAGGAACAGATAATTTCTTTGTTGGTGGTGCGTTAGAACCACAAGACAATTCAAATCCAATTGAACAGATGATTTATAAAAGCACTTTTGCAAAAGTAAGTTGTGCAGTTCCTGAACTGAAAGCTAATAAAAAGGGAGAATCTACAATAGTTCATAAACCTATTAGTATATCAAGTTATATAACAAGAGATGCAAAAGGAAACGTTTCTCAAATAAATGAACCAATAACTTTTACACAAGGATATAATGAATCACCAGAAAATCGTTTCAGAGGACACTCTGGTATTACAAGTATTAGTGTATCTCAACAAGAATATTATACTCAACAATATACTATTGATTGGGTTTGTCCAGACCCGGTTTATTTTGAAGAAACATTTGAACCAAATTTCTTAAAGTTAGGTGCTTATCTTGCTATTGAATTTGGTTGGGGAATAAATGATAAAGGTATTGAGGTAGAAGATTTAACCGTAGAGGAAATGAAAAACTTATTAAAACCTGCTGAAAAGGTTGGTGAAGCTTCACCACTACAAGAAAGAAATTTAAAGTCAGCAGGAAATTATTATTGTGGAGTTGGAACTGTTACAAAATTTGATTGGAAAGTTGCAGCAGACGGAACATATACAGGTAATTTTCAAGTGATGAGTATGGGTGCAAGTCCATTACTTGAAACACAAGATTTAAATCCTGCTTCAACAGACGAACAACGTGTTATAAAATTACAAAATATAGAAGATAAAATAAAACTTGGAATGGAATTAGCAAATGAGGGAGCATTAACTGATGAACAAGCATCAGATTTACAAGATACCATACGTGAGTTAAAGAAATTAGAAACCAATACAATTACATTTCAAGCAGCAATGAAAAATTTAGATGCCGTAATGGACAATTATCTTGGTTTATGGGATATAGACCCAGAAAATGTTGATGCTGCTACAACAGCAGCAATGACAGCCGCTGGAGCATATCTTGGTTCAGGAGTTCCTGGTATAGGAAATGTTATAGGTGCTGGTATTGGACTTGGAACTGGTCTGGCGTTGGATTGGTTAAATCTTGGAAAGGTATCAGAGAAACTTATAGAATATGCACAAGAATCTGCAAAGGATTCAACTTCTATATTAACCGAAGCAGACAATCCATATTCAGTTAATAATACCTGGAACATAAAACTTAAAACACCTGGTTTAGGCAGTATGGGTAGAACCACAACATTGAGACCACTAAACGACCAATTTACAAATGAAACTTCAAGAATTGATTATATATTTAAAGACGGATTATTAAGAATTAAACCAATTGACCAAGCTTTTCAGATAAAAAATGATATTCCAGAAAAAATGAAACAACGATATTTTGCATCTTGGGGTTGGTTTGAGGATATAATTCTAAATAGTTTTTTCTCTTTACAAACAGATGATTTACCTTCACCAAGTTTTGTTCAAAAAATTCAAAGTCAATCTAATGGTGAAGTAAATAAATGTTTTTCACACCCACACTTATATTCAATGGGATTAGATAGTGTAATTTTACCAAGCAAACAACACCCAATATTAACGGACGGGTTTAAAAACTTCAGTTGGGAAGATTTAAAAGCTGCAAAATATGTTTATCCAAAAGAAGAAAGACATAATATGGCAAGAGTTTATCATATTTACAAGTTAATTGATGAACACTTTAAATCATTTCAAACTGCAGGAGGCGCAGTCGCAGGCGCTTCTCTTAAAACTGGCCCAAAAGGTGAACCAGTAGTAAAACAGAAAACAGGAGATAAATATTATTATATTCCAAAAGATGCACCAGATACAGCAGTAATTGTTCCTAAAAAAACAGTTCAAAGTTTGGGAATTATAAGAAATATGGTATTTCCATTGGAAATGTTCCAAAAGCATTTTTCAGAAATGCGTTCATTAAGACAAGGGTTGAGAAACTTTTGGTCAGATGTATCAAATCAATATGACGGATTTTGGGATTTCAAAATAGGACAAGATGCAGATACTACAAGTGTAGTGGGTGTTTCAGATGTAAATGTAACTGGCCCAAAAAAACCAAACGCAATTGAAAACCAATCAACAAAAGAAGATTATTATGATTTTGTTAATACAAAACCAGACCCAGACAAAACATTTGTGTTTTCAGTATTTTCAAAGGATTCAATTGTAAAATCTTTTGAAACTAATCTTGATTTAAGTGAAGAAGCTGCTACAATTGTAAGATATGGTTCAAACGCAGGTATTGAAAAAATGAATGGAATAAATACATTGGGTTTAAAGGCTTGGAGTTTATTAAATGATGAAGATTTTTCCGAAGAAACATTAGAAGATAAAAAAAATCAATATGAAAAATTAAGAAAAAATACATTTAAAAATTTAAAGTATCCTACTGATGACGGTGTAGGTGTTGGATATGCTGGAAACAAATTTCTTGATGAAAATAGAAGACTAACAGATGACAAGAGTGGTGTATATTTTAAAGACAATCCAGAGTCAATAATGAGATTTGAAGATAATGCCCCTGGTAGTATTAAATTTGCTAAAGTAAGAAAAATTAGACAATCCAACGAGAAATCAGCAGAACAAATTGAAAACGATAGAGTTGAATTTGTAAAGGGTGTTGGTATTTATGATAAGTTTGGAAACTTTTCAAGCTTTTTCAAAGGTATAATGACATATATTATAAATACTTCCAATGATGATGGCTCAGATTCAATGATGCAAAAAAGTGAACCATTATTACCAGTTAAATTAACATTGGAGTTAGACGGAGTTGGTGGATTACGAGTCGGTGATTTATTTAAATCAGATTATTTACCAAAGAGATATAAACAATATTGTTATTTTATGATTACAAAGATAGACCATAGTGTTGATAGGAGTGGTTGGTCAACAACTGTTGAAGCCTATATGATTGCAGATTTACCATATTTTTGGACTACAAAGAAAAGTCAAATGAATGCACCAAAGGGATTATTAAAGAAGATTGATTATATGGCGTGGTTTAAAAAGGACACATATACAACATTAGAAGAAAGAATTCAAGGTGGTGATAATCCAACACTTGTTGATTATCAAGGAAAGTTTGAGAATTTTTGGAATCAGATAGATGACATTAATGTATTGATTAACAAATGGAATAACCACATTACCAAGATTAGTGGAATAGGTTACAGAGTTAGAGTAGCGGTTAGAAAAACTGCATTAAAAAGAAGAGTTGCTGTTAATATACGTCAATTACAGAGAGCTTTCAATCGTGTTACGAGAAAATTAAGCCCACTTGGTTCTAATCCCGTTACCTATACACGAGTTGGTAAGAAGGGAACATTTACAAAAAATGCTGATGAACTTATAGAAGAATTTAGAAAAAAGG